ATTCTTTTTTCCAATATTTATCTCTTGTTTCCAGTGTTGATTATATCCAACTATTAAAGTACATATATCTTTGGAAACTAAATGATTGATAATTATTTTACTTGATTTGTGTAGATAATCATTTATTCTTTGGACTTTTGTTTTTTTTGTTTATATATATATAAATGAAAATATTTGGAATCCTTACCTATTTTCTCTTAATATCCGGTGCTATACGGGGCCAAGTTATTAATGTTTCAACAATCGATGGTAGAACTCCACAAGGTATACCAGTAACAGTTGAACATTTTGTTCCAGGTCAAACTGGATATACACAAGGTGTAGCCGCATACGCATATGAATCAACATCCGGAACATCACTTACTCTTGGAGATGACCAAACAATAACAAATCTTCCAATCGGTTTCACCTTTAACTACTGGGGAACTAATTTTACAACAGTAAATATTTGCTCAAACGGATGGATATCATTTACCAATACGGGTGGTAATATTGTGGGTGGTTCTCCAAACAATGTAGTACCTAATGGCATTCATGCAAACGCTATGGATCTATTTCCAATATCTGGTTATTTTGTAAGGTATCAGACCTTGGGATCTGCACCCAATAGAAGATTTATCGTAAGTTATCACATAGGATATTACAACTGCAGAACTAACACAACACTCTTTACAGATTTTCAGATTATACTATCAGAAACATCCAATACAATAAGAATAAATGTTCTTTCACATCCCGGATGCTCTTCTTTAACTTCTCTTCAAGGTATATCCAATAGCACCAGCTCACAAATAATCACCACCTCTGGTAGAAATGGTGTTAATTGGAGTGGAACTTCAAACTCATCTGTTGTTTTCACACCTTTTGTTCAAAGTTCAACTTGGACTTCACAAGGAACTACTACTACAAACTCTCAAGGTGTAAGTTCTTTTTCTAATCCACAAAATTATACCTACCGAGTTACGGTTAATGCATCTAATTATACAAACACTATATCTGAAAGTGATTTGAATTATCTAATCTTCATCAAAACTTTTCCATCAGAAGCGAGAAGTTGGGATTTTTACAGCTGTGATTTCAACTCAGATTCTACAATCAATTATTTTGATATTCGATCTTGTTGGTCTAGTTTTTCTAGTGGATCGGTAGTTAATCAAAATTTAATTTTTTCAAATACAGAAAAATTAGATATAGAACAAAACTCTACAACAACAAATTATTACCTTACAAAACCAAGAGGTAATACGAGAACTTTCGAGAATACCTTACAACTTTGGATAGTTTCTAAAGGTAAACACAGAGCTACAACTACTGCTTATAAAATTTGGGATTAATTTTTTAGATATATAAATTACTTGAAATTAACTTTTCAAGATAAAATCTAGAAAATAAAATGGATACAATAATTTGTTATTTCATAGCTAGTGTTATTACACTTGCTCATATGAACGGTGTTCAAGATACAAAACTAACTTATGGTGCAAAACAAATCGTTACTGAACTCGCTAACGATAAATATACCTTATGTGATAGTGGAAGGGCTATTAACGTAGAAATACTTTCAATCGAAGCTCCCACAAAAGGTATTAGAGTTGGACCCTTTGAGTTCAAACAAAAGAAAACAATAGTAAAAACAAAAGTTATTATTGATGGGAAAGAATTCATCGGAGAAGGATCAAATAAAACCTCTGTGAGTTCTACTATTTTGCAACTTCAAGATGAAAAACTACCTTTTGAGAGAACAGAATTTTCTTCTGCTCTTCGTCAATCACTTGAGAATGCTATGAAAAATAAATGATTTTGGATTTTATATATACTAGAAAAAAAATAAAAAACTATGGTCATAAAATTAAATTCAAAAGGAGAAGAAGTAAAAAAACTTCAACAAAAATTAGGATTAACCGCTGATGGTGTGTTCGGTCCTGGAACTGAAAAGAAAGTAAAAGAGTGGCAAGCAGCCAACGGATTAACTGCTGATGGTATTGTAGGTGATGGTACATGGGCTAAGATGTTTCCCGCGGTAGCTACTTCTACTGCACCAGCTAGTGCAAAACCAATCAAAGAAGATGTGGTATTTCCAACAGATTCAAATTTCAAACTTGAAAAACTCAAAGGACATATCCCAGATGCGGTAATCGCTCAAATTCCGGATACAGCAAAAAAATTCAACATTACTACACCACTTCGCTTAGCTCATTTTCTAGCTCAATGTGGACACGAATCTGGCGGATTTAAGCATATTCAGGAAAATCTGAACTATTCTGCTGATGGTCTAAAAAAGATATTTCCTAAATATTTTCCTGGAGCTACTGCTGATTCTTACGCTAAAAATCCAGAAAAGATAGCTTCCAAAGTATATGGTGGTCGTATGGGTAACGGTGATGAATCTACAAAAGAAGGTTACAAATTCAGAGGACGTGGTTATATTCAATTGACTGGTAAATCAAACTATACAAACTTCGCAAAGTTTATTGGTGAAGATACAGTTGCTAATCCAGATCTAGTAGCTAGTAAATATCCGCTAGCATCAGCTGCTTTCTTTTTTGATTCTAATAAACTATGGGCTATTTGTGATAAAGGTAGTGATGAAGCTACAGTAACAGCTGTTACAAAAAGAGTAAATGGTGGAACTATCGGTCTTGCAGATCGTCTTAAGCACTTCAAGGAGTATTTCGCCCTACTTTCATAAAAAAGTGTAAAAAATCACTTTTAAATAAATATATATAGTATCAAAATAAATAAACAAATATGGCAATTCAAATTGGAAAATACAAAAGACCAGGTGTCTTTTTAGAAGAAATTGATAGGTCGATAATCGATTCACCTACTATCATAGATACATTTAGTACTCTAGTAGTTGGATTTTCTAGAAAAGGTCCTGTAAACACAGCAGTTCTTATTCAGAATACTTCTGATCTAGAAAGGGTTTTTGGACCATTAGATAGAAATCTAGAAAGAAAAGGATCTTTTTTTCACAGAACTATTACCAAGTTACTTGAACAAACACCAGTAACGGCGGTTAATCTTTTATCTACTTCTGATACCGAAGATTTACTAAGATATAGAAGCCTTTCTACTTCAACAAACAATACTAATTTAGTTAAAAGAACTGCTCCTTACAGGAGATTTTTTGATACTACTGGTTTTTGGAAGCGGGATGAGCAATCTTTTGGCTTATATACCAAACAAAATCAAGGAGACTATACAAAACAAATTCTATCATTCACAAATTTCTCTGATAGAGTTATTACTGTTTTTGTTGTAAAATCTTCACTCACTGGTTTTGATAGAACGATGATTGAGTGGTATGGAACTGTAGAAAACATGCCAAGATACCTAAATATGCAAGATTATGCATCAGACTATATGGTTGATGTTATTGTTATAGGTGGTGATTGGACAAACTACATCGAGCTTACATCAGATCCAAGATGGTCACAATACTATACCACATCGGGTATCAAAAAGAGTGAACTTAGAAATTTTGCTAATGATAGAAATATCAACCTTCTAGCTTATTATGAAGGTTTGTCTCTCGTTCCTTACTTCAGAGATGCTAACGGTAGAAATATATTTATTGAGACAATCATCAACAACGATACCGATAGAACTGGTCTATTTTGTACTTTTGATAATGATCAGTTCGAAACAGATTATCCAACTGGTTGCATAGACTTGATTGGTGCCAATTTAGTTGGAACATCAGCTACTTCTGTAGAATTCCTGTCTTATAAAGAAACATTAATTGAAAAACTTTCATACTCAGAGAAATATTTAGACTCACCTGGTAATGTAATCGGACTACCTGGTACTTTTTCTACTGATTTTAGAGTTGCTCCTACTAGAGTAGAAAGAACAGCTTTCTATGGCGATGGATATGTAAATAATCTTGTGGCCGGAACAATAAGTGGATATACATCGTCTTTTAGTTTAATGGGTGACACAAGTTTCAATTTTGAATATAAAGTCAGTGCAAACACTTTTGTAGTTATCGGCTCTTCAACGATATCTTTAACGGACAATTTCACTTATACGGTAAACTCTGGAACACTTTCTAATGGAACTTATTCTCAAGTGTTTTTCCTAAACTCAAGTGGTGAATTCAAAACACTCAGAGGCTCTACAAATCCAACGGTTGCAGCTACAGATATTGTTCTAGGATATACAACTTACGATATTGTTTCTGGATCATTTAGTAGCGTTACTTATTCGAATGTTACTGTAGGCCATTCAGGATACAAAGAACTTGTGCATGGATCTTCATCAGATTACTATATTACAGCAACTGGTTCAGATCTTAAAACATTGAACGTATTATTCCCATCAACTACCGGAACAATTCCAACATCTGATTATGAAAATTATAGAAGAATTAAAACATTCAATTCTCTAACATCTTTCTTACAATCAACTGATAAATACAAGGGATCTATTGTTTTGAACACGGCTTTTGATAAACTAAGTTTACAAAATACCCAAGTTCAAAACGTAGTAAATACACAAACACAGAACAAATCTTTTCAACTTGTTTTACCACAAGCTGTAACCAGTTTGATGACTTCTGGTGCTCTTATACTCTACAGAGTAGATAATGAGTTGATACT